AGCGGCAAAATCAGCTAGACCTTGCTTTTTATGTTCAGTTGCTAACTCGAATAATTTATTTAGGCTATCAACAACTTTAGTGTTTGCATCCAATAAATTTTGAAACATTTCGTTTGGTGTTGAAGGATTATCCTCGTCTTCCTCAATAGTTGAAGAATCTAAAAGATCCTTTAGGCTATGTGGAGAATATTGACCAATAACACGGATGCGTTCAGACAGAGGGTCTACTGCGCCATGTAGTTCTTCGTAAAGTTCTCCAAGGAAATTATGGTATTGCGAGAAGTTTTCACCCTCAACGTTCCAGTGATATGAGTGAGCCTTAAAATACATAACGAATGTATTGGCTAGAGAGATATGTAATGATGCTACTAATTCTTCCATCTTAGCTTCCTACCGCAGTTGTATTATCGTAAATAGAGAACTGAGCAGTTTCAACTTTAGAGTTCCAACCCATCTTACGAAGTTTTAAAATACAATGTCCTGGTCCATCAAAAGTCAAACGGATGTTACGGTTGGCATAAATTCTATCAACAAACCCGTGGTGATCGAACTCATACTGACCAACATTGATAAAGTAATAGTGACTATGAACGTTACCGTTATCTAGAACACGTGTAATATCTAGCTGCTTGTCTTTCTTGAGACCCCACCAGATTCCGGAAATGAATACATGTGAGCCACTATATTGAGCGAAGTGTCCATCTATTTCAGAGGCATCATTAGTACCTGCCACATATACTTGTGTTGGAGTTGTTAGCCAAGTGCTTAGATCTAAATCTAATACTTCACCAGCAGACTCCATTGTATAGAACTTAACGACTGCTTCAGTTTCAGTATTTTTAAGGATGTGAATTTTAGACATTAGAAGCTCACTCCGTTGTTAGGTTTAGTAAATTTCTTGTGTGACATACGTGCTTTTTCAACCTGTTTAACACGAGAAACCATACGCGCAGCTAAACGGTCAACCACTTTCTTTCTTTGAGCAATGAATCGTTCCATTGCTTCTTTCTGACCAACAGAAACTTTCTGAGGGTTTTGCCCTCTCAATAATCTCTTTTTCATAGCAGAAATAGCCATACGTCTTGCGCGCTTATTTGCAACTTGTGGCGTAGAGAATTGTCTAAGAGCCACTTTTTCTCTTCGTTCACGTTTAGCTTGGCTTCGACGCATACGTGCTCTAGCCTTGATACGTTCTGTTCTAGAAAGAACTTCCATTAACGCTGGTGTATCTAATTCAACTTCTTCAGCAACAGCTTCAATTTCTTCGCCAGTCTCATCATCGATGATAGCTAGTTCTGAATCGTCATACGCTTCATAAAAATCTTCTTCAGTGAGAGAAGCTAAGTCAGCTTCAACTAAAGCTAGTAATTGATCGTCGTTAACTTCTTCTAATTCAAAATCTTCACCAAGACCGAGTTTAGCATCAACAGCTTGGTCTTTGAAACGTTTTAATTGAGCCTTGCGAGTTCCTTGTTGTTCTTCAGTCTCTTCGTGATAATGTTTTTTGATCTTCATATGACGAAGGTGACTATCATCACCAAGATGAGAATTACCGATTAACCCGTCATGAACTTTATTAGCAATCTCAGCTTCTTCTGGTGTATCTCCGTCCACTTTATTAGTCTTGCGGAAATCAGAAAGACTCATGATAGACTTAGCAATGTTATACTTTTTGGAAGTATCAACAACAGGAGAATCTTCTTTCTGGAGAGAAGCCTTTAGATTAGTCATTGCTTTATTTTGCGCGTCAATTAGTTTAGCCTTTTCTTCTGCATGTTTAGCCGCTAAGGTTGCTTTCTTAGAATCAGCCTCAGCCTTATCTGATTTCTTTGATATATCAGAGGAAACTGTCAATGACACAGATTCTTGTAATTGTTCCATAAATTCTTTTCCTGTTTGTTGAACGTCACTAATCCACTTACTAACTTTCGCGCCTGATTCAGTTTGAAGTAGAAGATGGTTAGACCCTCTTTTGATGATTTTATATACAGTGTTATCGCTTTCTACGATATCACCTTCATTAAAGATTTCACCACGAAAATATTGCTCACGGAGTTCATCTTTAACGAGGTTAATTTGTTCTTTGATGGGTTCAAGACCCATCCCAATTCTAATATCGTTCATAAGACGTTTAGCGTCTAGATCTCGGACTGACGTTGGAAGAGATCTCTTGAACGAAGAATAATCTCCCCTACTTATAGACTTCAGACCTTTGTCATCATCAGGGTCAGTTTGGCACGCTTTAACAACTTCTGTAGTTTCAAACTTACCACGCTTTAACAACTTAGTGTATGCGTTTACAGAATCAGCAGACGTAACCATTACAACATTTTTATATTTATGTAATGAGCCAATGCAGTCGACGTCGTCAGTGACTGCAATGAATTTAGTATTTGGAAACATCAACTCCAAATACTGAATCTTTTTACTAATTTCTAGGGGATTTTTCTTGTCTTGAAAAGACGATACAAAGACAATGTGATCAGCCTTGCGCTGTTTTGCTAGCTTGCGAACAACCTTAATCAGTAGCTCATGCCCAGTTGTAGGTGGGTTGAACTGCCCGTATGTAATAACAACGGACTTGGATGGTAGCTCGCTTAGTAGGTCTTTGTATTTCTTCATTAAAATCCATCAGATATATTAGTAACAGTATTATTTAGCGTTTCAGGTATTTAAAGTATTCAATCTGTTTTAAACGCTTTTTAGCACCTGCCAGTGAATCAGTATGTCCAAGGTTCTTACCTTTCTCACTCTTCACTTCATACCCGCTACCAGACTTGACGATGTACTCAAGGATAAGTTCATGGTCAATTACACCATAACTTTCTTTGACAGACATTGCGTGACGAAGATCTTTGTACAGTTCTTCTTTATGTTCTGGTTTCATCTGAGAAGATAAATGCGAGTGGAACTCAGCTTTTTTACCACTAGAGGCTAACTCGCGGAGCTTAGTACCAGAGATACCAGCAACACCTTTAGCATTCTCGTCGCGATCTCCAGAAGAGTGGAAGTTAATACTCTTGAAGTTGTAATAACCATGCTTACCTTCTACACCATTATATTTCTGTAGAAGTTCATGCATTGGTTTACGGTCGGAACCACCCACGAAGTGTAAGTGCGATACACCTTGTTTGTGTAAGTCAGATGCTTGGTGTAATAGTGTTGGAGAACTACTATCCGCCACTTTGATGTTAGTGTTCGGAAATGCGTTCTTAGCGTGGTGCAGTTTACGCTCGGGGGAAAGAGGGTTCTTACCGTCTTTGGTGTTATGTGAACCAGAAAGAATCAAAGTGTGTCCACCGCCAACTTTCTTTGCAGTATCTTTTAACTGCTTAACGACTTCTTCGTGTCCAGCAGTTGGCGGATTCATACGACCAAAAGCTAGAACGTGGTGTTTCTCATCGGCAGGTTTATTTGGAACGCGTGCCTTCAGTAAGTTCTGACGAGCAAACTCTGCGCGATTCACTAACTTAGTTGGTTCAGTTACACCATTATGAGTGTGGTTATAAACGAAACCTTCTGGTTTTGATGCTTCACCATTGATAGCATGTTCGTAAGAGCCTTCATTGGTTTCTAGAGACTTAACCAATTCATTCTTTGCTGATTGAAGGTGACCGTGCATCTTCAACAAGTTATCGTAGTGCCCCTGATGTTTCTTGATATTGTCTAAGTGACCTTTTAATTCATCAAGTTTAGCATTTTGAGATTTTTCAGTCTTTAACTTAGAGACCATTTTTTCATACTTACCAGCAATATGGTCTTTAAGACCTTCTGCTGATGGTGTTGAATTATCGCGAACTGTTTGGTTGATATAAGTCGCCAGATGACCACCATCACCTTGGTGCATGGCAGTTGCTTTGTACATCTTACCTTTATGTTCAGCGTGAATTGCACGAGCCGCAGACATATGTTTATTAAAACTATCTTGAGACTCTTTTGAATAGTGCGCGCCAGAAGCGTCATAATCAGCAGTATGGTGAAATACATCTGGGTGCTGACTAAAGTCGTCACCAGAAACATTATGATGAGCAGACATGCTACTCAACTTATCACCTTCATATTTTGTGTGAACAACTACTCCAATCTTAGACTTCTTAATGGCTTCAGCTTTATCACCTTTTGCTGTATAGGTAATAGTGTTTGGCGTGAACGAAACCTTATCACCTTTCTTCTTTAAATCATCGTGCGTGTACATCAAGTCGCCTTGGTACACCCCTTCTTTTGGTGCAACTTTAGGGAAGTGTTTCAAAGCACCTTTTAGTTTATCAGCCAATCCTGGTGCATGGCCATGGTTCTTATCAATATCCTCAGGTGTGTAGTTTATCTTTGGATTTTTATTGAAGGCTGACTTAGAAGCAACGAAGAACTTACCATTCTCTGGGTGATGCCCAAATACAACAGATGGAGAACCATCATATTTCATAGTCATCTTGTGAGATTGAAGACCTTGAAGAGTATGGTGGTGGGCAGCTTGAAGAGCACCATATGCGTGTTCAAAACCATCTTCACCGTGTAACAAAGGGCGGTCTTCAGCGTGATGGATGTGTTTTAACTTAGCACCTTCTTCTTCAGCTTCTATTAAGAAATTTAGAAAGTTGATCATATTAGCTCAAAGAGAAAGTACCAGCGATACCTTTGTGTGGGCCAGAAGAACCTTTAGCTGCAAAAGTTCCAACATTCATAGTCTTACCAGTTTCTTTATGTGTACCTTTAATAACAGTAGAAATACCACCAGTATGCACAACGTGTAAGTTTTCAAATTTAGATAAGTGATCGTCTGCAATACTATGCGATGGCACAACGTGTGACACAGCAGAACCGTCATCTTTTACTTGGGAGTGAGCCACAATGTGTGGGATATGAGTTGGTGCAGATACGTGCTCGCGGACGATATCGCGCAGTTCTGAATCAGACTTCTTAACCATACCTGAAGCAAAATGTTTCGCAACAGATCGTTTTGCTTCTAGGGCAGAAGCCTCGGCGGATGCTGCTCTCGCAAAACCTTTGTGCTCAAATGCAGCTTGATCTCTTGGATGTAAACTATCGTGAACGCGAAGGTATTCTGAAACTTGTTCATGCATTGTTTTGTTTTTCTTACTCAAAGTTTTACCTTGAGCTAAGATACCCTCGTGCTTTGCATGTTCGGCACGAGCTTTCTCGACGCCCATTTTATCAATCTTGTATTGAATATTACGAGTATCCGCTGAACCTTTATAGCCAAGTTTTTCCATATGCTCATGGTGAGCATCAGTTAACTTTTTCAAAGAACCACGTTCAATAC